TCTTGACAAGGACGGCGATATTGATTCAGATGATTATATGAAGGCAAAAGATATTGCTATTAAAAAGGCAATGGGAAAAGATGACGAAGAAGACGTCAAAGAACAAAAGACACCATTAGGCGAATTTATACTATCATACTATGACAGAGAAACAGGCGAGTTTCCAAAAGGCGAAACAGCCGTATTAACCATGGTAGAAAAAGATTACGGTGAGCAGTTCATAGAACCTGCTAAGGCGTTTATCGAACAAGTTCAAGCTCTGTATGACGATTACCAAATGCAAACACAACCACAACAGATGGAAGTTGATACAGAGTTTGGACGTATGAAAGAACTTGCAGGTCTTCGTTAATTTATTAAGGATACAAATATGGCTATTACAAAAAAAGAAGAATTGGCAGCAAGGGCTTTACAATTAGTGCCAAAAGATAGTCCTTGGAAACTAGAAGAAGTATGTAAAACAATTTGGTCAGAAATGAAGGCCGGCGGCACAGATCAGATGTCTAACGTAGAACTTGCAAAAACACTTAGAGAAGCATACAACGAACCATTTTGGACAGAAAGATATGTTGCAGAATTAAAAGAAAGATTTAATCTGTCATAAAACTGTTGACAAGATAAATAAATGAGTGTAGTATAATAATTGTGCTACACATAATAGGCACAAAGCACATAGGCATAATATTATAGGAGGCATAACTATGGCATCATTAGCAGAAATCCGAGCAAAGCTCAAAGAACAAGAAAACCGCTCAGCAGGTAATTCAGGTCCAACAGGACCAAACCCAATTTACCCATTTTGGAATATCAAAGAAGGCGAAAGTTGTACTTTACGTTTCCTTCCTGATGGAGATGCAGACAACACTTTCTTTTGGAAAGAGCGTTTGATGATTAAACTTCCATTTGCAGGGATCAAAGGTGAAACGGATTCACGTCCAGTGCAGGTACAAGTTCCGTGTATGGAAATGTATGGCGAGTCATGCAACATTCTTAATGAAGTACGTGGCTGGTTTAAAGATCCAAGTCTAGAAGATATGGGTCGTAAGTATTGGAAGAAACGTTCTTATATCTTCCAAGGTTTTGTAACAGACAATCCGTTAGCTGATGACGAAGCACCAGAAAATCCAATTCGACGCTTTATTATTGGCCCACAAATCTTTCAGATTATTAAAGCAGCATTGATGGATCCTGATATGGAAGAACTACCAACGGATTACACTGCTGGTGTAGACTTCCGTCTTAACAAAACATCTAAAGGCGGTTATGCTGATTATGGCACATCAAACTGGGCTCGTCGTGAACGCCCGCTTAGTGATTCAGAAATGAATGCTATTAACACACACGGATTGTTTGATTTATCAGATTTCCTTCCTAAAAAGCCAGATGAGACTGCAATCAAAGTAATGCAGGAAATGTTTGAAGCATCAGTAGATGGTGAAGCATATGATGCAGATCGCTGGAGTAATTACTTCCGTCCAGCAGGCATGGCAGCACGTACTGGTGATCCTAACGTGGCACCGTCTAATGGGACAGCAACAAGTCAAACTGCACCAACTCCAGCAGTAGATGCAGCACCAACAGCACCTGCTCCAGTAGCAGAAGCAGCACCAGAGTCAACTGCTGAAGCGGCTCCTGCAGAAGGTGGTGGCGCACAAGACATTCTTGCAATGATCCGCGCACGTCAAGGTCAATAATATATTATGGGGGAGCAATCCCCCATTTCGCTTTTTAGATTAGGAGATTAATATGGCATCAAAAGCATTTGATCCTACTAAGTTTAGGACATCGCTTACAAAATCCATTACAGGCATGAGTGCAGGTTTTAATGACCCAACTGATTGGATTAGCACAGGCAACTTTGCACTCAACTATCTTATCTCAGGTGATTGGAACAAAGGTATTCCGCTAGGAAAAGTAAGTGTATTTGCAGGTGAGTCTGGCGCAGGTAAGTCATACATTTGTTCTGGTAACATTGTAAAGAGCGCACAAGATCAAGGTATCTTTGTAGTTCTTATTGACTCAGAGAACGCACTTGACGAAGCGTGGCTACAAGCACTTGATGTAGATACTTCAGAAGATAAACTACTAAAACTTAACATGTCAATGATTGATGATGTTGCTAAGACTATTAGTACGTTTATGACAGACTACAAAGCAATGGCGGAAGAAGAACGTCCTAAGGTACTGTTTGTAGTCGACTCGCTAGGTATGTTGTTAACACCAACCGATGTTGATCAGTTTAACAAGGGTGATATGAAAGGCGATATGGGTCGTAAGCCTAAAGCACTAACTGCACTTGTTCGTAACACTGTTAACATGTTTGGTAGTCACAATGTAGGCTTAGTAGCAACTAATCATACATACGCATCGCAAGATATGTTTGATCCAGACGATAAAATTTCAGGCGGTCAAGGCTTTATCTATGCATCATCTATTGTAGTTGCAATGAAGAAGTTGAAACTAAAAGAAGATGAAGACGGTAATAAGATTAGTGAAGTGCGTGGTATTCGAGCCGCTTGTAAGGTTATGAAAACACGTTATGCTAAACCGTTTGAAGGTGTACAAGTTAAGATTCCATACGAAACAGGTATGAATCCATATAGCGGCTTGCTTGAATTGTTTGAAGGCAAAGGTGTAATTGAAAAGAGCGGCAACCGTTTGAAGTATGTTACTACTGATGGTGAAGAACTGCTTGAATACCGTAAAAACTGGACAGGTGAACTACTCGATAAGGTTATGTCAGATTACCTCGTAAAAGAAGCTTCTATGGTAAATATCGCTGAGGTTGACGAGGAAGCAACTGTTTTAGAATCTATCGAGGAGTAACATATGGACGAAAGTCATGTCACCGAAATCTGGCAACTTTTTAAAGAATATTTAGATAAGAAAAATATAGAAATTGCCGCAGAACGTTTTATCGATTTAATGGCAGATTACGGAGTAGGCGACGATACCTTAATCTCGGCATTAGGCGCAGACCCGCATTTAGATAATGCTATTAATTACTTTTTGGATTTGGATGATGTTGATAAATTCGACGACGAAATAGACGATTGGGATGAGTAATGGGATGGTATAGTGAAGTATCTAGAGATATTTCTAAAATTCCTGATGCAGTTGCATTTTTTGAAAACGAACTTAGACAAGCAAAACAAGAGTGTAAACTTGTAGGTAATGTTGAAAAAAGTGCGGCTGCTATGCCAGGCATTGTTGAACATCGTTTTAATCAGCTTCAAGAAATTGAAGCAATCTTAAACTATTTGAATATTGAGCTACGTAGATTGCGTAGCTCTTTCTTCAAAAAATATCTTGAAAATTATCAACGAGCTCTGTCAAGCCGTGATGTTGAAAAATACGTTGACGGCGAGGCAGACGTTGTTGATTATGAAAAAATTATCAATGAATTTGCACTTCTGCGCAACAAATGGTTAGGAGTCTTAAAGGCCCTGGACCAGAAGCAATGGCAGATAACTAATGTTGTAAAGCTTCGTGTAGCAGGAATGGAAGATGCAACTTTATGATATTTAACGCATGGTGGTTAGGCAGTGAAAAAGCTCAAGGAAATTTTGGTGACATACTCACTCCGCACATTTTAGACCATTATAAAATAAAATATAAATTTGAACCAAATTATGTAAATGCCACATTAATTTGTGTTGGCAGTATTGCTAGGCGTGCCGGAGTCAACACTACTGTAATTGGAAGCGGTATAATTTCTAAAGGAGACAGGATTACTCCTGGAGCCAATTGGAGATTTGTCCGCGGTCCTCATACACAGCATCATGTTAACAGATTAGGAGGCAACTGTCCAGCAGTATTTGGTGATCCTGCATTATTACTACCAAAAATTTATAACCCTACAATTACAAAAAAACATAAAATAAGTTATGTGCCTCATAATGTAGATTTCGCAGAAATATCACAAAAATATGAAAATGTTATCAACTTAAGAACAAGTGATTATAAAAGAGTTGTAGATAAAATTTTAGAATCAGAGTTTATCGTCTCAAGTAGTCTTCATGGATTAATTGTAGCACATGCTTATGGAATACCTGCTGCCTGGGCCAGATCACATAATAATTTAAAAGGTGATAATGTTAAATTCGAAGATTATTTCGCAAGTGTTAATCTTAATTGCGAAGTAAGTTCTTACGATTCTCCTAAATTTTGTTTACCAAACAATATTAACATAACTACTATTGAAGAGATTTTAGAGGAAATTGCAAATTTATGAAGGTTGTAATATTAGCCGGAGGACTTGGTACACGCTTACATGAAGAAACTAATATGCGTCCTAAACCGATGGTTGAAATAGGAGGTAAACCTATTCTTTGGCATATTATGAAAATTTACTCTGCACACGGAATAAATGATTTTGTTGTCTGCTGTGGATACAAAAGTAATATTATAAAAGATTATTTTATTAACTATGCTGCAAAAAATTCCGATGTAGAAGTAAACACAAAATCAGGCAATGTAAGATTTTACAATAACCAATTAGAAGACTGGAATATTAATCTTGTAGAAACAGGCGAAGATTCTATGACTGGTGGCCGACTAAAACGAGTTAAAGAACATATTAAAGACGAAGAAGCGTTTTGCTTTACATATGGCGATGGTGTAGGGAATGTAGATATAACCAAGTCTATAGAATTCCATAAAACACACAAAAAATTAGTTACTATGACAACAGCTTATGCCCCAGGAAGATTTGGTAATTTAGAGATAACTGGGGACAAGATAACTAAGTTTCAAGAAAAACCAGAAGGCGATGGAGCAATGATAAATGCAGGATTTTTTGTTTTATCTCCTCAAGTTTTAGATTACATAGACGACGATACTACTACATGGGAAGAAAATCCTCTTCATAAATTAACGTCTGAAGGACAGGTCATGGCATACAAACATACAGGTTTTTGGAGGCCTATGGATTCGCTTCCTGACAAAAATGCATTAGAAAAACTATGGAAAGGTGAAGAAGCACCTTGGAGGATCTGGTAATGAATGCAGATTTTTGGAAAAATAAAAAAGTTTTAATAACCGGACATACAGGATTTAAAGGTAGCTGGTTGTGTACATGGTTACAGTTTTTAAATGCAGAAGTATGTGGATATAGTTTAGACGCTCCTACTACCCCTAATAATTTTACAGAGTCAAAAGTGAGTAGTCAAATGTTGTCCATACTGGACGACACAAGAAATAGAGATGCTATTTTTAGAATTGTTAATACATTTCAACCTGAAATAATTTTCCACTTAGCAGCTCAACCTTTGGTAATAGAATCTTACAAAGATCCTTTTACTACATATGAAACAAATGTCATGGGCACATTAAATGTATTAGATGCAGCAAGACAATGTAATAGTGTAAAGGCAATTGTTAATATAACAACAGATAAATGCTACGAAAATAAAGAATGGCCCTATCCATATAGGGAAAACGAGCCTATGGGGGGTTACGATCCTTACAGTAGTAGTAAAGGTTGCTCAGAACTTTTAACAAGTGCGTACAGAAGAAGTTTTAATTTGCCACTTGCATCAGCAAGAGCAGGCAATGTAATAGGAGGCGGAGACTGGGCACAGGATAGAATTGTACCAGATGCGCTAAAGGCTTTTGGCAAAAATGAAGAACTAATAGTGCGGTATCCTGATGCTATTAGACCTTGGCAGCATGTATTAGAACCATTATCTGGATATATGGTATTAGCAGAAAACCTTTACAATAACAAAGAATTTGCCGACGGCTGGAATTTTGGTCCGTTTGATGAAGATGCAAAGCCTGTTAAAGACATATTAAATTATATGACCTCTAAATGGGGGAACAATGTAACTTGGACTCATGATAAACAAGAACATTTACACGAAGCTCATTATCTAAAATTAGATATTAGTAAAGCAAAGACCTACTTAAACTGGCGGCCTAGATGGCGGTTAGAACAAGCACTTAATGCTACAATAGAATGGCACAAAGCCTGGCTAAAAGGTGAAGATATGAGAAAAGTTTCTATAATGCAAATAGAAAAATTTATGAACGGAGAAACAAATGGTTGAAAAAATATCATACGCAAAGACAGTATACGGACAAGCAGAAATAGATGCTGTCGTAAAATGTTTAGAACAATCTACTCAAATGGGTGTCCATAGTAGACAGTTTGAAAAACAAATTGCAGATTTATTCGACAAAAAAGAATGCTTATATGTGAACAGTGGATCTAGTGCGTTACACATAGGCATGGAGGCATTTGATTTTCCAGAAGGTAGCGAAGTAATTACACCGGCATTAACTTTTGGTACAACATTATCATGTATTTTAAAAAATAAGTTAATTCCTGCATTTGTTGATGTAGAACCAAGAACATATTGTATTGATGCTAGTAAAATAGAATCTATGATTACAGAAAAAACCGTTGCTATCCTAGCACCAGATTTATTAGGTAATGTTTGCGACTGGCGTAGGATAAGAGAAATTGCAGACAAGCATGGATTAAAAGTTTTACATGATAGTGCTGATACGTTAGGAGCAACTGTAGATGGTGAAAATATAGGAAAGTATAGTGATATGAGTATTACAAGTTTCTACGGTTCTCATATTATTAATTGTGCAGGAAACGGCGGTGCCTTATGTTTAAACGATGAAAAGGTTATTGAAAAAGCAAAACTTCTACGTAGTTGGGGTAGAAGTAGTAGTTTATTTGACGAAGCAAGTGAAGCAATAGAGAATAGATTTAATATAGAATTAGATGGACTAGAATACGATGCGAAATTTGTTTTCGCCATTCCGGGCTACAATCTAGAAGGTAACGAAATGGGAGCAGCCTTTGGACTAGTACAACTAGAAAATTTAAAAAATAATATCGATGTAAGAAGAACAAATTATCATAAACAAATTAATTACTTTTCAAAATATAGAGATTATTTTGTAAATCCAGTCGAAGCTCAAGATGTTACTACAGGCTGGTTAGCATTTCCAATTTTAATTAAAGAAGATGCTCCGTTTACACGTAAGCAATTTCAAATTTACTTAGAAAAAAGAGATATACAAACAAGAGTTTGTTTCACAGGTAATGTTTTACGGCAGCCAATGGCACAAGGGATTACAATGCGTAAACACAAAGCAGGATATCCTAATGCAGATGCTGTTATGGAACGTGCTGTGCTTTTGCCGTTACACCACGGAATGACAGACGAAATGTTTGAACGTTTACATAATACTATTGATCAATTTATAGCAGAACATACATGAAAGTATTAATCACAGGAAGCAATGGATATTTAGGAAAAGCTATATCTAAAAGTCTGTTTCTTACAGGTAATGCTATCGGACATTACACTAGAAAAACCGAAGTTAATTTTATCCAACAATTTAATCCTGATGTTGTTGTACATACTATTTGTTCTTATGGTCGCAACGGAGAATCTCCTAACCAAATATATCAGTCCAATCTTAATTGCGGTATAGAAGTACTTTCGGAATGCAAAAAATTAGACAAACGGGTTACATTTATAAACTGTGGTACTTCTTTAAAATTTAACACAAATTTATATTCTATAAGTAAAGGTCAATTTGTTGAATACGGCAAGTTTGCTTCTAGTGATCAATTACAATTCCTTAATATGAATCTACAACATTTTTATGGTCCAGGTGCTACAAATAATTTTATTTCCTATGTTTTTGAAAATTGTTTTACAAATAAAGACTTAGCATTAACTGAAGGAACACAACAAAGAGACTTTATCTATATAGACGATGTTATAACAGCATTTAAAACTGTAATTGAAAAACGCAATACATTACTAGATTTTGAAAACATAGATGTAGGCACAGGTGTTACTACACAGTTAAAAGATGCAATAACAAAAATTAAAGAAATAACAAAATCAAGCAGTGCCCTTGAGTTTGGCAAAGTACCTATGAGAGAAAATGAAGAAATGATTATGTCTGCAAATACAAAGTTTCTAAACAAATTAGGATGGACATATAAAAATGATATCAACAAAGGATTAGCATTAGTAAAGGATTATTATGGTAAAAGATAAAGCAAAACTTACTGGAAAAAATCCTAGCAATTTAAAACAATCTATTATCTTAAATCTAGCGTTACAAGAAGCAGATATAGAATCTAGAAATTGTGAAATTAAAATAAATCATGACAAAGGTATATCATATGTAAACGGTGTAGAATTACCAATAATTTTTCCGAAAAAATGGTTGAAGCATACTAGCAAATTGCACACACTAAAAAAGGAATATAAATTTTACTTTAATGGGCACATAGGTAAAGGATCTTCTAGAGAAACTCTTTTACAAGATTTTATCAAACGAGATGACTGTAAGGTTGTTTGGAGCGACGACGGCCGTGTAATTGCAAAAAAAGACAAATATAATACAGAATACTTTACAGGGCTTGCAAAAAGTCAATATGGTCTATGTCCGCATCAACCCGGATGGAAGGGAGATATGGATGCAC